ATAACTCTGTCTATGCTAATGCAACTACAGCAAATGATACTCTTAGCTTTGTTGGAGAATCAGGAACAGTTGTTTTTGCAAACTCAACAACTAAAACAATAACATTTGCAGGTACACCAGGCGCACAAGGATTAACTGTTGATTATGGATTTGTTTATCAATCTTTAAATTATAGCATCGATTACGGGACACTATAAATAGAACTATGTCTACTCAAATACAATTAAGAAGAGGTAACACATCAGCAACAGCTACTTTTACAGGTGCCGTTGCAGAAGTTACCGTAGATACCGATAAGAAAACGATAGTTGTCCATGATGGTACAACATCTGGTGGTATTCCATTAGCACTTGAATCTTCCTTATCAGCAAATTCAACAAGTGTTATTGCTGCCTTTGCCAAGGCTAATGCAGCCAATGTTCTAGCACAAGCTGGCTCAACTTTAGCCAATACTGCTAATACCACGGCTGACGCAGCCTTTGCCAAAGCTAACTCTGCTAATGTTCTAGCACAAGCTGGTTCAACTTTAGCTAACACCGCCAATACCACGGCTGACGCAGCCTTCGCCAAAGCTAACTCAGCTAATGTTCTAGCACAAGCTGGCTCAACTTTAGCTAATACTGCTAATACCACGGCTGATGCTGCCTTTGCCAAAGCTAACGCAGCCAATGTTCTAGCACAAGCTGGTTCAACTTTAGCCAACACCGCCAATACAACTGCTGATGCTGCCTTTGCCAAGGCTAACTCAGCTAATGTTCTAGCACAATCTGCTTTTGCTAGAGCAAATAATTCATTAAATGTTCAATCTGGTGGTACAATTACAGGCGACACTACCGTTACAGGTAATCTTACTATTGTTGGTACCACAATATATGCAAATACAATAACCGCATTAATTGCTGATAATATTTTAACTTTAAATGCTTCTATTGGACAATCATCAGCACCAACAGTAAATGCTGGTATTGAAGTTGACCGAGGGTCATCAGATAATGTATCAATTTTTTGGAATGAAACTTCTGATACATGGACATTTACAAACGATGGTTCAAACTATTTAGAAATTGCTGATGCAGCTCGTTTAAATTCTGCTTTTACATTAGCCAATACTGCTAATATCAAGGTAGATTCTGCCTATGCTTTTGCCAATATTGCAAACACAACTGCTGATGCTTCATTCACAAAGGCTAACTCTGCTAATGTCCTTGCACAATTAGCTTTTGATAAGGCCAATACCGATGCAACAAGCATAACAGCTTCAGCTGGCATATATGGTAATGCAACTATTATTCCTGTTGTCACTTTGATTGCTAATGGCCGTGTAAGTGCTATTACCAATACTGCCATACAATCTGGTTCAACGAGTCAACCAGGTATTCTTCAACTCAATGATACTATAACTTCAACCTCAACAACACAGTCTGCCACAGCTAATGCAGCTTTAACTGCTTATCAACTAGCTTCAGCTGATGCTGTTTCATTTGCAATTGCATTAGGATAATCATGGCAAAACCAACAACTAGAGCAGCTTTTATAGATTATTGCTTAAGAAGATTAGGTCATCCAGTTATTGAAATTAATGTGGATGATGACCAAATATCCGATAGAGTAGATGATGCTCTACAATTTTTCAATGACTATCATTTTGATGGTTGTGAGAAAATGTTTATGAAGCATTTAGTGACACAGGCTGATATCGAAAGAAGATGGATTTATGCACCAGATGCCGTTATATTTGTAACTGGTGTCATGCCTTTTGACCAATCAAGTTCTTCAATCAACATGTTTGATTTGCGTTATCAATTAAGATTACATGATTTATATGACTTTACATCCGTATCTTATGTGTCATATGAAATTACAATGCAACATATACAAACACTTAATATGTTGTTTTCTGGTACTCCTCAATTTAGATTTAATCGTCATCAAAATAAATTGTTCCTTGATGCAGCTTGGGGAACAGATGTTAAACTTGGTGATTATATTATTGTTGAATGTTATCGTGCATTGAATCCGGATACAATTACTCTCACTGGCACATTAACGGGTAATACAACATCAAATACAATTACTGGTACAGGTACAATATTTGACCAAGAATTATTAGAAAATGATTTTATTACATTATCATCTGGTGAAGAAGTTCAAGTTCGCCATATTAATACGCCAACACAAATAGTTATTGCAGCTAATACTCTGACAGCTAATGCTTCAAGTAATACTGCAACTAAAATTGGTGTGTCAGATGTATGGAATGACCGATTCTTAAAGCGTTATGCAACAGCTAAATTAAAATATCAATGGGGTTCAAATTTAAGTAAGTTTGCTGGTATTCAATTACCAGGTGGTGTGACACTTGATGGTCCAAGGATCATGCAAGAGGCTCAGGTGGAAATTGATAAGATTGAAGAAGAAATGTCATCTTACAATATTCTTCCAAGCGATATGTATATGGGTTAATGATGAATGAGCACAAACCTATATTTTAATAATTTTCCTAAGAACATAACTTCCGAGCAGTTGCTCGTTGAAGATTTAGTTATTGAGGCTATGAAAATCCATGGCATGGATGTATATTACATGCCTAGAACTTCTCGTGACCGTGTTGACTATATCTATGGTGAAGATACACTCAAATCATATACATCAGCTTATCCAATTGAAATGTATTTGGAAGATGTTACCGGAATGGAAGGCGAAGGTGACTTCGTATCTAAATTTGGTTTAGAAATTCGTGATGAAACCACATTCTTATTATCCCGAAGAAGATTTGCATCCACAGTTCCTCAAATAAGACCAAATGAAGGTGATTTGGTTTATGTTCCTTTGGTTCAAAATCTATTTGAAATTACCTTTGTTGAACATGAAAACGCACAGGCGATGTATTATACTTTAGGTCGTGGCCGTGGTGGTAATGTTTATGTGTATGCTCTAAAACTTAAACAATTTGTATTCTCAAATGAAATTATTGAAACCGGTGTTGTTGAAATTGATGAACAGGTCCGTGAAGAATATCCAAGAACAAGACTTACACTATCTTCTGGTGGTGTCCGTCAATTTACAATCGATGAAATTGTATACCAAGGCACCAATTTAGCAAATGCTACAGTTACTGGTCTTGTTTATGATTTCACACCAAATACAACAATTGATGTATATCGCACCATTGGTACATTTAATACTGGATTATTAAAAGGCAATACAAGTAATGCACAATGGACAATTTCTGTGGTGTCTGATACAGCTACAATGAATAATGCCTTTGAAGATATTGCTGACAATGCTCGTATTGAATCTGAATCGGATGCAATCATTGATTGGACTGAAACCAATCCGTTTGGTGGTGATTAATGTTAGGTAATGCTCAATTCTATAATCGAACAATACGAAAAGTTGTTGTGGCTTTTGGTACTATGTTCAATGATATTTTACTTCAAAGATATTCTGTTGATGGTACAACCAAACAAGAATTATTTAAAGTTCCATTGACCTATGGTTCAAAAGAAAAATACATAACTCGTATCACTTCGGACCCCAATTTAACAAAAACAATTTCATCTACTGTTCCTCGTATTTCATTTGAAATGACCGGAATGAGTTATGATTCAGGCCGCAAGCAAGTATCAACACTCCAAAACTTTTCAGCTAATACTTCTACTGGTATTAAAACACAGTTTGCTCCTATTCCTTATAATTTTGATTTTTCAATGTCAATCTATGTAAGAAATACGGAAGACGGCACACAAATACTTGAACAGATATTACCATTCTTTACACCAGATTTTAATGTGACCGTAGATTTTATCCCTCCAATGGATCAAAAGTATGATATGCCGGTACTATTGAATTCTGTATCTAGTCAGGTTGATTATGAAGGCGATTTTATGACAACTCGCTTAATTATTTGGAACCTAGAATTTACAGCCAAAGGGTATATTTGGCCTCCAGTTAAATCGGGTAAAATTATTCGCCAGGCAAATACGAGCATTTTCATTGAATCTCAATCAAGAAATTCACAGAAGGTGTTTGTTGATAAAGCTAATGGCTCTGGTTACTTTGCTCAAGAGGAAACAATTTTTGTTACGAAAAGAGATATTACGGGTGATGTAGCTTATTTCAGTAATTCAAATACAGGTATTCTTGTAGTAAGTAACCTAAATAAATTCCTTGAAGCAAATGATGTTGTCGTTGGTGCTACAACTAACGCCTCTTACACCGTTACTTCGGTTGATACAAACCCATTAAAAGTAGTTTTGGTCGTCACCACACCTGTTCCAATCACTGCCAATGTAGATGATGAGTTTGGTTTCTCTGAAACAATTACAGAATGGCCTAATATATAATGTCTAAAATGAATAATAATTTATCCGAAGTTCTTAATACCGAACCTATTGAAATTAATCCAATTATAGAGATTCAGTCTACCGAAGTTACATCTCCAAATCAGGTTGAAGAAGATGCTACTTTTGCTCGAAACAATATGAAGGATTTAATTATCAAAGGCAATAATGCCATGGATCAATTATTAGCCGTGGCTAAAGAATCAGAGCATCCTAGGGCCTATGAAGTGGCCGCAGGACTAATTAAGAACCTTGCAGATATGAATAAAGATTTGTTGGAATTGCAAAAAAGACGAAGAGATTTGTCTCCTAATCAAGAAGGATTTGCGGGAAATGCAAAAAGTTTAAATGTTGACAAGGCTATTTTTGTTGGATCTACAAACGAATTAGTTAAGTTTTTAAAGAATAATAAATAGAATAAGGAATATTATGGAAAAATTAATTGAGCAATTAAAAGTAATTCTAGGAACAAACTTTGCCTTATATGTAAAGTCTCATGGTTTTCATTGGAACATTGAAGGTTCAAATTTTCCACAGTATCATAAATTTTTAAAGAAGTTTTACAATCAGGTTTGGGAACAGACCGATGATATAGCCGAACACATTCGTAGCTTGGGTGCTTATGCTCCAGGTTCAATGTCTCGCTTTTTAGAACTTGCTGATATTGAGGATACCTTAACTGTTCCGGCATCATTAGAAATGATATCTGAATTAAAAGCAGATAATGACCGATATATTATACATTTAAGAGCAGGCATCGTGGCAGCCGACCAAGCTGGCGAACCAGCAGTAGCAAACTTTTTACAAGACCTATTGGGTGCTCACCAGAAAAATGCTTGGATGCTTAGTAGTATAATTAAATAATTATAAAATATTATGGATATTATTGATGGATATTTGGGGAATCATCGCCTTAAAAAAATAGGTGTTGACCTTTCTTATACTCAAGAACAAGTATCTGAAATTGTTAAGTGTACCGAAGACCCGATATATTTTATTAAAACATATGTAAAGATTGTGAATGTAGACCACGGTTTGGTTCCATTTGATATGTGGCCATTTCAAGAAGATATGGTCAAATCTTTCCATGAAAATCGTTTTAGTATTGCAAAAATGCCACGCCAAGTTGGTAAAACAACATCAGCTGTTGGTTACATGTTATGGTGTGTTTTATTTAATTCAGATTATACCGTAGGTATTTTAGCTAACAAAGGTTCACTTGCTCGAGAAATTTTAGATAGGTTAACAAAGGCCTATGAGTATTTACCAATTTGGCTTCAACAAGGTATCGTTGTTTGGAATAAAGGTAATATAGAATTAGAAAATGGTTCAAAGATATTTGCCTATGCTACATCAGCTGATGGTGTTCGAGGCGGTTCTTATAATTTAATATTCCTTGATGAGTTTGCTTTTGTGCCACACAATATGGCACAAGACTTCTTTCAATCAACTTATCCTGTGATATCTTCTGGTCAAACAACCAAAGTTATTATTGTATCAACACCAAATGGTCTTAATCTGTTCTATAAGATGTGGACTGATGCAATCGAAGGACGCTCAACTTATAAAACTGTTGAAGTCCATTGGTCAATGGTACCAGGTCGAGACCAGGCTTGGAAAGAAGAAACAATACGGAATACTTCTGAAGAGCAGTTCCGACAGGAATTTGAAACAGAATTTATTGGGTCATCCGCTACATTGATATCGGGTGCCAAATTAAGAAGTTTGGCCTTTCATAATCCAATATCTTCGATTGAAGGTTTTGATATATATGAAGAGCCTATACCAGGGCATCTTTATATAGCAACAATTGATTGTGCCGAAGGTGTTGCACTTGATTATTCAACGATTAATGTGGTTGATGCCACACAAACGCCCTATAAACAAGTTGCTAAATATAGGAATAATAAATTACCTTTATTGTTTTTTCCAACAATTATTTATTCTATTGGAAAGAAATACAATGAAGCCTATGCTTTGATTGAGACTAATAATATTGGTCAACAGGTGGTCGATATACTACATTATGATTTAGAATACGAAAACATCTATAAGTTAGAGCATCATCATATTAAAGGGCAGAGTATCTCAGCTGGATTTAGAAGAGCTACTTCTTTTGGTATTAAAACAACCAAGACTGTTAAGAAAATTGGATGTGCTAACTTAAAAACACTTATCGAAAATGATAAGTTAATCATTAATGACTTTGACACAATAGCTGAAATGAATACCTTCTCAAGGGTTCGTGATAGTTATGCAGCTGAAGAAGGTAATAATGACGATTTGGTTATGGGATTAGTTCTATTTTCATGGTTGACGGCACAAGCTTTCTTTAAGGATTCTACTTCCATCGATGTTCGTAAGTTGATGTTAGCAGAACAAAACATGTTAGGTGAAGAAGATTTGGTACCGGTTGGTATAATTGATGATGGAAGACGAGAAGAAATATCAATAGACCGAGAAAATAATGATATTTGGACTGAAAAAGGATATACTTCTTCCTCAAATTTCTAAATAACTAAATAGACTATAAAAGAATTCAACAACAATATATTATTCGTAAAGCTATTATTTAAAGGAGAAATCCAATGGCATTTCAGCTCTCACCTGGGGTAAATGTATCAGAAATCGATTTGACTACAATTGTCCCTTCCGTTCCAACTTCAATTGGAGCATTTGCAGGGCCGTTTGCATGGGGTCCAGTTGGCGTAATAACTACCATATCTGATGAAGTTCGTCTTGCTGATACATTTGGCAAGCCTGATTCAACAGTATATGAATATTGGTTCTCAGCAGCAAACTTTCTTGCATATTCAAATAACTTAAAAATTGTTCGTGCGGCTAATATCGCAACAACAAGAAACGCTGTAGCTAATACAGTAGCTGCAGCTGCAGTATTAATTTCAAATAATGATGACTACTTGAGCAACTACTCAGGCGGTGGTGTTACACGAGGTGAATTTGCAGCTCGTTATGCAGGTTCTTATGGTAATTCACTTAAAGTTTCATTGGCAGATGCTAACACATATGCTACATGGACATACGCTTCACAATTTTCAACAACACCTAACACTTCAACTTATGTTGCAAATCAAGGTGGCGCTAATGACGAAATTCATATTATCGTTGTTGATGAAGATGGTAAATTTACAGGTACTTCTGGTACAGTATTAGAGAAATTTGCATATGTTTCTAAAGCATCAGATGCTAAAGACGATTCAGGCAATACAAACTATTATAAGAATGTTATTGAAAATAAATCAAAATATATTTATTGGTTATCACACCCAACAGGAAATACAACAGCTGCATACGCTAATGCTTCTTCTACTTGGGGGTCTACAGCTTCTAATATATCATTTACAAAACTTATAGCTAATGTATCATTATCTCTTGCAGGTGGTGCCGATGGTACAATTTCAACTGCAAATGTGGTTACTTCTTACGATTTATTTGATCCTGCTGAATCAGTAGATATCAATTTAGTTATTTCTGGTCCAGCTGATGCTACTATTGCAACAAGTCTCATCTCAATGGCAGAAACTCGTAAAGATTGCCTAATATTCTTATCACCAAGTAAAGCAAATTGTGTTGATAATGCTAATGATGAAGTTACAGATATTAAAACTTATCGTGATACTCTTACAAGCACATCATATGCTGTGTTAGATTCTAATTGGAAATATCAATACGACAAATACAATGATGTATATCGCTGGGTACCATTAAATGGTGACATCGCTGGTCTATGTGCTCGCACAGACCTCGAAAGAGATCCATGGTTCTCT